ACACCCTCAGTGATGGACTCCGAGCGTCTTCTGAGCTCTCTCTTAACGCCGACACGCGTTGACTTTGGTGATCGATTCTCCCGGACAATCCAAAATGAGGACCCCGGTTGGCAGGACAACGGGTTGTTAGTATGGCTCTTTGGAGTCAACGTCTACCTGTGCCTTATGCCAATCGTTATCTTAGCCATTTTCGTCATTTACAAGATCTACACTCTACGGCGGGACATCAAGAGTGGAAAGTGGACTAACTCAAGCGCGCAAACAATAACTCGCTGGGTTCAGATACTTGGACGACAATGGAACGAAGGTTTCCGCCGGGACTTTCAAGCACGGTTCGTAGTTGAGAAGAATCGACCTCCTTCTGGTCACTCACACGGACAGGATGCGGCCGAACGGACAGGGGTGAACTACTCGATTGACCATTTCATCGAGTCGAGCGGATATAGCGTTTATTCCGTTTCATTCTCTAGTCGCGACAATAGCCAAGAAGGATACCACCAAAGCTATATGTCGAGGGATATAATGATACCTGGCGCTAATGACAAGGTTACAAAACAACATATCATCAAAATGGTTGACGTGGATTACCATCTAGATATTGGGCATTGGGTGAAGAAACGCCGGCCCATTATCATGTACACTATGGTGCCGATGGCGCTCTCTGGGGAATCCCATGAAGGGCATTACACCATCAACGACGGTAAGGTCGAGTTAACAGAGAACGGGGGAGCGTCTTACCAACACCCCCTTTGGGATTATTCGAGCGATTGGATCACGTTCGAATATTGGTGGGGCACCATAGTATGTTCAGTTGATTCAAAACACGTATCCGAACACCGGAGGGTTATATTGTTGACGCCCGAGTACGAGACCTATGGTCCGCTCGGGTGGTTCATACCTGGACGTCGCATTTCGCGACAGAGTTTTAATGTCGGACCCGGAGTACAGCGGTTAGACACGACGGATGAGACAGGTAGGAGGTGGGCTTCAATGAAGTTGGACGGTCGACATACAGCAGTCACCGTGCCTGTAACCTTATTAGAAGCCGCCATCATCCGTTTGAACAACACCAAACATCCAGAGATATGCACGGTTGAGAGGTTTATGAATATAGAGAAAGATCTTACCAAGGATTTGCCCACCCCTTATGCTGCTTCAATACTCTACGAGTGCATCACAAATTCCAAAAGTGGTGCGGTAGTGAGTATACAACCTCGTGGCGGAAAAGTCCGTTGGTGTGAGCCAGTCGCTTTTCAAGCGATAGGTTCCATCGACAATGGCTACCTCGCCACGGAAGACGGTAAGCGCATAGGGCGAACAGTCGGCATCTGTATCGTAGACCAACCAGCTGTTGTCCCGAATGAATCGTGGAATAACGATATGGCATCAATTACCGGACGAGTAACACGGCTGTACAATGACACCACCCCACCGCAGCGATTTAACGCATTGGCGTGCGAATTCGTGAAGAAAATGATACCTGTCCCAGGTGTGGGTGCGTTATGGTCTCTTGACCAAGTGATCGAGAACCGTCAGAAACCAGCACAAAGAGCCCGTGATGAAAAAGAGATACCATGGATAACAACACAAGGAAATTGCCATGTCCAAGCCTTCATGAAACATGAGGCCATGGCTAAAACGAACGACCCGCGGAATATATCCACAATGCCAGCCCAACACAACTTGCGGTTGGCCCAGATGACCTATCCTTTTAAAGAGATCTTTAAGAACTTTTATTGGTACATGCCGAGTTTGAAACCCAGAGAAATAGCTGGCCGGGTTTCCTCATTCGTCCAAGGCTTTAAAGAAGTCGTGGAGACGGATTACTCCCGATGGGATGGGCATCTATCAATATGGATGCGCGTTTACCTGGAACGCGCCGCAATCATGCGATGGTTACCTGCGATGTTTCGCGCGGAATACGGACGGATGGTTGACCAGGAAGTAACCACCAAAGGACGAACACGGCATGGTGTTGTCTATATGAACGCCGGGAGTCGCGGAAGCGGTTCATACCTCACAGAGATGAACACCTGTGAGAATGCGTTCATATCTTACGCCGCCTGTCGATTGGACGGATATAATATTGATGAAGCATGGGCACGGATTGGATGTGTCGGAGGCGACGATGGAGTCAGCGGGGCATTGCGAGTGTCAATAGAACGAGCAGCTACCGCACTTGGATTGAAACTCAAGGCGAAAACTAAGACCGTTGGAGATGCAGTTAGCTTTCTCGGACGCGTATATATAGATCCCTGGACCACCGATTCAAGCATACAAGACCCCGTCCGGACGCTTGCGAAACTGCACATCAGTTTCGCCGCGTCGGACGTACCTGACCATGTCGCTCTTGCGAACCGTGCAATTGGTTACAACACACTCGATCCGACTACACCCATCCTCTCAGCATGGTGTGAACGTTTCCTTGATAGAACATCAGGGATTAGCAGTGAACTTGTTGATGATCTTACCAAGTACGGTGACCGACTTATCTGTGACACACCTTATTATATCCGAGGAGACATCAATCCCGAGACAGAGACTTGGCCGCAACCACCAATGGGTAGCCAGCTTGTCGTCCAGCGAATGGCTGAGCTACTTGAATGCAGCGGTGCAGACATTCTCGCTTGGGATTCGGCAATCCGAAATGCCGAGACTGATGCAGAAATCGAAGGCATTGTCAAACTTCCGCGAGTGTATGGGGAGCTCCCATGTGTACTTGACGACGGAAGTGGATCGCATCTTACACCTGGCGTTGGTGCAGAGCTTAGCACTCCAACGCGCGGTGTGGTCCAACGACAACTCAACACTGCTATTATCGCCTGTGACCAAGACACTGCAGCCGCTAACCCCGACGACCTCACACTCGTCGTGGTTCAGTCCGGAAATGCAGAGCGCAATCAACCAGTGCCTAGAGGCATGCCCCCCGTACGAGGAACCTATGAGATACGGAGAGGCGGCAATCGACGAAAGTTCCGAGACAGACCCTGAGTAAGGTAATGCTCCGCAGAG